GCGTACAACAACGCTATGGATTGCAAGTATTATGGGCCTCGGGCCCCTATACGGGCATTCCATATTCTCAGTGCGTTGGCCGACGTACTGAGCAAGCCAGACGAACCAGTTTGGTTTGGTGACACTTTTGTGTTTGGCCCTGTGACAAACTGTACAGCGACGATGATACTCACGCGAATGGGTGATTTGTATGACTATATAGAGAGTGATTGGTGGCAGACACGAGTGTACAACGGTGGTAGGATAGATAAGATACATCGGTCCGTGAATGGAACGACGTGTCGTGCTAATATTCCAATATCCACCGTTATTTCACGGGAGCTTGATGAACTTGAGTTCGAATTGGGCAGTCACTGCGTGTTTCCACGCTTGATGAACCTATACAAAGAAGTACTCGTTCTTGAAGCTATCTGTGCTATGGACAACCTCCCTAGCCCCATGAGGCTGCCTGCTGGGCAGGCTTAGGTTGGTAATGAGGTTGGTGTGTAAGAGTTGTTTTCCTAACTCCCAAGCACTATGTTAAAAGGAACCTGTAATATAGCCTAAGAAGCTTTTTATTTGTATAAATTCTTAACAATGTAAATACAAGGAGTTCAAGTCTGGACTCGAAGTCAAAACCAGACCTTTGTACAGTGGTGCCCTGTTTGGCACAAGGGGTGGATGCCCCGTTGAATTTACAAGCAAGTGAGATTCATGAGACACCAACGACCACATTCGTCGAGTCTCCAGTTGATACTGCTGGTGTGAATTCGGTTCCAACACCTGCTCTGGAAGAGCTTTATGATGATGATATGAGTTTGAAGCACTTCTTTCGTCGACCTGTTAGGGTTGCAGCTGGTAATTGGAATGTTGATGGAGTCTTGGACACCCGGTTCAACCCGTGGGCGAATTGGGCGAATAATGCTCGAATTAGTAATAGGTTGAATAACTTTCGGCATTTCACTGGAGAGTTGCATGTCAAGATTGTTATTAGTGGCAACCCCATGTCGTGGGGGGCTGCTATGATGTCGTATTGGCCTAATCCCAACCCTTCATTTGCTGTCACATCAGAGCCACAACATCTTACAGATTATACGTTTTATGGTGATTTGATGAAGGCTTCACAGAGGCCTCATGTGATGATAAATCCCACGACGAGTACTGGAGGAGAGTTGACTATTCCACTTCATTCACTGACAGAAGTTGCAGATTTGACCACTAACGCCTTTGCCAATTGGGGTCAGCTGTGGCTTGTTTCACTTGCGCCATTGCGTCAGTTGTCTTCTACAAAGGCTTTGAATTGGACAATATATGCTTGGTGCGAGAATGTAATGCTCAGTGGTCCTACACAGGTTAATATGAGTGGTCTGTCAGCACAGGCTGGTGCAG